TGCTCTGGCGGCGACGTCCGCTCACGGCTTCTTGTTCATAACTATGCGTTAGCGCGATTAGAACGTCAATCATGCCTATTCCGACGGCGCAGCATTCTTCGCCACGTCGAATTCATAAGTGCGTTTACAGCGGGTGCAATACGCCTCGCCGCTCGAGCCAGCCCGCACGCGCACGGACGGATGGCCGCACGGAATGGTTTTACCGGTCTTGGTCGTTCGGTTGAATGGACATCTGATCATCACGAGGTCGCTCACGGCGATGGTCCTTCTTTACTTTCACCTTGTGTTTCTCGAACTTCGGCGGGTGGCGCTCGAAGTCAGGCTCATGAATGTCGAAATCGCGGTATTCCCGCTTCATCGGATCTCCAGTTCATAGCCGCAGTGTCCGTTCGGGTGAATGTCGCCGGCGTACACGTCCTCATAGGTGATCTGGTAGGCATGCACCTTGACGCTGCCGTCTTCGCCTGTCGGTTGGGCCATCACCGTGTCACCGATGCGCACGAACGGCTCACCGAACGGCACGGCGGGCTCTGCTTGCTTGGCCAGGCAAAAGACGCACGGATTGGGTCCGCGGCAGACCCACTTTCGATACGCCTGTCCCGTCCAGCTGTTCTGATCCAAGAACTGACGGTCGGCCTGGTACTGGCTCATAGAGAAGGCGCGGTTAGTCTCGGTCTTGGCGATCACCTTGGCCCTGGTCTGTGAGATGTGGGCGTACGCCTGACGGATCGCCTTGAGGAGTTGATCATGTTCAGCACCCTTGAGCGCGGCTTCGCGAACACCGGCCAGCAAGTCCTCGAAATCAGCGTCCTTGTATTTCCCTCTCAGCGCCTGGGCAATCTCCGAATCACTCTTGCCACCCTTGGCCGCTTCGCGCACGGACGCCTTGAGCTGCTCGGCCGTCACGTCCGGGTACTTCTTCGCCACCGCGGCGGCGATTCGGCTGATGTCGCCCTCCGCGATCATGGTCTGTTTCACCGTTTGCCGTAGGTCTTCCAAGATCGTTTCCACATGCGAGTCGGCGGCCTTGGTGGACGCCTCATCGATGGCCTGGCGCACCGCGGCGTCAACTGCGAACGTCCCCGGCTTGCCGTACTGCTGGGAGCGTCGTTGCATCACGGATTGCGCCTGCAGCGGAACGACCAGGCTGTAGAACACCAGTAGCGCGGTGGTGAGCTGTCGTTCCTGCTCTCTGCGGTCTTTGTCCGCAATTACCTCAGACGTCTCGTCATAGATGTTCTTGTCGACCTTGTTGATCACCGCGAGCGCAAGTTGTTCCTCGACCTGCTCAACTGTGTTGTGTAGCGAAGCTTCCTGGGAGGAGAGCTGCGAGACGTCGCTGGCGGCGAGCTGGTTAGCGACCGGAGCCACCATGTTCTCGCTCTTTGGCTTGGGTTCGGGCTTCGGTTCATCCGCTGCCGGTGGTGGAGGCGGGACGGTAGGCGGCAGCGCTGGCTGCACGGGCTCGTTCTTCGGCTCACCGATGTCTTCCAGGCTGACCTCACCCGCAGCGTATTTCGCGGCGATCTTCCGGTCGTAACCCTTGTTGATCATGGTCTGATACAACTCGACGCTGGCTGTCCGATTCTCGATGTCTTTGCCTTCGGCTTCGCGGTCGGTTTTCAGCGGGCTGTCGATGTAGAGCCGGTATTGGTTCTTCGCGTATTCGGTCGGGTAGTAGCGCTTGTAGTCCTGATTGAGCGCTTCGATGATGAACGTCAGCAGCGGGATGCCGGCGTCGCTCGTCAGCTGGTCACGCATCACCTTCGACGTGTCCCGTGTAACGCCGGACTGTTCGATTCCGAGGCTCGTCTTGCTCGTGGCGGTCACGGCCAGGAGGTGCTCGAGGCTGACCTGATTGACCTTGTCGAGCGCGGCCTTATCCATCTCGATCTGCGTCGACTGCCACTTCACCGCGCCGGCGCCGTTGGCGATAATCGGCTCGCCCTTGTCAGTGCCCTTGATACGCGACTTAAAGAGCTGGAACATCTCATCGCCCAAGATCACATCAGTCGAGTAGATTCCGGGGGCGTTGGCGTTGCTACCCAGAGAATGTCGGGTGTAATCCCCCGCCTGTTTGAGGGTGAACTGGCTGTCCTTGCCGGCGTCGGACATGGCGTATGGCTCGTCCGGCTTGAACGGGTTGAGCCGCCGGATCTCGATGATCTGCTGGACCGGCCAGTCGCGGAAATACCCTCCTTCGCGCCACTCCCGATACCCGCCCACCTCAATGCGTCCGTCGGTCTGCTTGATGACCCGCTCGACCCTGTACGGGTTCAGCAATTCGAAGTCCATGACGTCGCCGATCCGGTTGCCAGCCACCGCCCGGATCACGCCTACATAGGCCAAGCCCTTGAGGTCGATATAGGTAGGAGCGTTGAACCAGAAGTCGTAGTTGGAGAAGTTCAGCGAGCGGTCAAGCACCTCCAGATACGGGTGAACGACCGTCTCACCTTTGCTCTTCGCCTGCTCCATGATCGCCTTGGTCGCGTCGGTGCGCAGGCACTCGAGCGCCAGCTGGGCGACGAGATTGGCGCGCTTGTTGATCGCGGCGAACATGACGCCCGTGTACTTGTCTTCCTCGTTCATGATCAGCCGCGACCAATCCTGGAACATCGGCCGCTGCCCGCCATTCCTCAGAAATTCCCGACCAGTCAATACCCCCAGAGAATTCTTGTGAGTTGGATCGATGATATTGGCGATTCGCGATCGTGTATGGGATAGGCGTGATCGAATGCTCATTCTGGATAAATCATGCCATTGTTCGCTTTATAATGCTATACGACTTTGATTGTTCGCCGGGTCGCTACTGCCTGCGTTAACCCATCGGGCAATTACAAAACAATCCGCCCGGTCCGGACTGCGGCCAAGTAATTCCTTTATCGACTGTCCGACTTTCGCGCCCCGGCCGGGATTCTTCGGGGTTACGCGGATAATCTTGTCGTCATTCGTGTATTGATGAGGGCGTAATTCGTCCCGCAGCTCAGTAAGGTCAGGCAGGTCAACATAGATGCCAATGCTGCTTTGCCGCAGATCCTGGCCTGTCTTCCAAAACTGCTCAGATCGCAGGTCCTGGTAGCCCGGCTCGGTCGGACCCGCACCCCCTTCGAACACCTGAATCTGCCATCCCTTGCTGCGCAGGATGGCCCGCACCCCGGCACCGACCCCCACTCCGTCAATACCAACATCCTGCGGGTTAATGCCACGCTGCTGAGCAATCTTGATGATGCCGAGAGCTGTCTGCTCGGCCGTGTCGACAGTGCTCACCGGATCAACGGGTATCTGGATGATCTCCGACAGCACGCCGTCGTCCATCACGCCGGCCCGGGTTGAGTCCTTGCCACCGTCCGCGATGTCGACGCCCAGAACACGCCGGTTAGAAGTGACGTTCGCCCGCAATGCACGATCAAGCACGAGGCTCGGAAACAGCATGTAGTCGGCCTCATCGACATCCCAGTCGCCGTCACGGAGACGTTTGCGCTCGGCCGGCGGAGCCTGGTTCAGCGTCTCGATGTAGTTGCGTGAGACGAACGGGTTATCGAAGACAAGTGACTTCACGAATGCTCGGAAAGCGGTCACCATCCGGCCATCTGCAAGCTCAACCTGGCCGTGCTCCCACTTCTGATACCGGCCCATCCCGAAGGCCTTGTACACCTCGTAGAACATGCGCTTGATGAAGTTTTGAGTCGGGTTGCAGGTCATAACGGTCTTGCCGACAATGCCGTATTCCTTGTTCAGGAAGCGGTTCTTGCGGGTGTTGAGCACCCGCACGCCCTTTTCCTGGACTTCGCCGACCTCCTCGATGACTACGTGGGTCAGCTCCAGGGAGCCGAAGGTGTCGTACTCCGGGTCCATCGGGTGGTACTTCATGTCGATGAGCAGTATCTGCGATCCATTGCGGTAGGTGATGGTCCCGCTCTGCTCGCTGTAGGCGAACTCGGACTCCTTCACGCCAAGGAGCTGGTGCACCTTGCTCAACAGGGTCACAAGGGTTGTTTGCTTGAGGCGCTTCAGCTCCTCGCGGCCGAGCCCGATGCGGATGCCGGCATAGTTGCGGCACTCGAGCACCATCCAGATACACACGATGAAGCTCTTGGCTCCACCAGCGCCGCCTCCGAAAAGGAGCTCTACAACTGTGGGGTCATGAAGAAGGCGCAGGGCCAGGCTCTGGGTCTGGCTTAGCTTCAGCTTCTGGGGTTGCATCGGGCGTTGGCTCCGGATTTATGATCTCGACCTCAAGGCGCCCGCCCTGGCCGAAGAAGCCGCCCTCGTGCTCCTGGACCGTCTTCTCGACCCAGCCGTGGTTGTTGGTCAGGTTGAACTTCGCACCGTTGGCATTGCCCTCGAACAGCTGTGCCTCGGCATACTCCTCTACTCTGCGTTTGGCATCGCTGATCGTGCTCATCAACTCTTGACGCACGTCCTCCGGCACCTCGTCGGTGTAGTGCTCGGGGTTCTCGTAGTTGAGCAATGTGTTTCGTGCGACACCCAACGCTCGCGCCAGCCCGCTGGTCGTATACGGCTTCTGCGGCGTCATGATCTCGCGCTTGTACCAAATGGTTTCGCCGCGCTGGTTCGTGCCGCCCTCGATGACCCTCGTCTCAATGTGAGGATCGCAGAAGTCGAAGTAGTTTTGGATCAGGCGGCGTAGCTCGTCGGGATCAGTGAACTTGAATGGTCGTCCGCCCTTGAAGGGTCCTAGGTCTGGGGTTGTGTCAGCCAAGGGCTAGGTTCCTCGTTTGCATTCACTATGGGGCAAGTCGATCGATTCGCCAAGTCCTGCGTGGGCAACAAGGGTCCAACGACTAACGCTAAAACGCATTAAACTGCCAACTATGGCATCTGAGGTACGCAAGCTCGACGTCCTCATCGCCTCGCCGGGCGACGCCGGTGCTGCACGTGATGCTGTCGAAGAGGCGCTACATGAATGGAACGACCACCGAGGTGATGTGGAGCGAATTCAATTGCGCCCACGTCGGTGGGAAATAGCTTCCGTGCCCATATTAGGACGAGGAGATCCCCAGACTGTCATCAACTCGCAACTCGTTGAAGAGTCGGATATCGTCTTCGCCATCTTCTATCACAGGCTTGGGACTGCGACCTCACGGGCGGCATCGGGAACTGCGGAGGAGATCGAGCACTCCGTCGAAGCTGGCAAATTTGTCCACGTCTACTTCTGCTCAGCCGAACCTTATTACGGTGCTGACCGTGCACAACTTGAAGCCCTTGCGAAGTTTCGACGGCAAATTGAACAAAAGGGTCTAATCGATACATTCGAGTCAGTAAACGACCTGCCACGGCGAGTTAGCAGAGCGGTCGAATATGATTTGCGTCACCTTAAAACAAGATGGAAGCAGTTGGCCCGAGTTGGGCCTGCTGAGGGGTTTGCAGTTAGACTCTTCGGCGACAGCTTCTCAGTATTCACTGTAAATTATGACGCCGATTACGATGCATTCAGCGTTGAGTATACTGGACTAGGAAAACAAGGAAAACCTATTGAGGAAGTTATGGTCGTAGCGGGCCCTAAGATAAATGAATTTTCCGTGACACTCGATGGCCCGACCAGCCTATTGCCTAATAAGAGGGCCTGGTACGTACTTCCTGAAGGAATTTCGATCAAAGGCCTTTTTTTCCATTCGTACTATTTAACAGTTACCTACGTAAACCCGAAGGGGATACGAGTGGGCGAACAAGAGCGTTATGCAGTGAGATACTAGATCGGTCTCCATCCTTGAAGGGCCCACCGGAAACCACACGCATGGGTGCCGTCTCCTTCGGATAAACGAACCATCCGGCCGCAATGCTCCCCAGCCCACCGACCATTCGGTTCCCCTAGCCTTGCTGCCGTAGTGCATTCCCCACTTGGTGTCCGGCGCAGGCACTGTCCTCGTTGCCCTCACTATGAGGCTAAGAGGCTGATTTGCCAAGCCCAGATCTGATCACGGAGGGAGAGCATCGTCCTCGTCGGTAGGCTATCCGGCATGCCCTCTGAGGTCCGCATGCTGAACGTACTCATCGCGTCTCCAGGCGATGCCAGCGCAGGACGGGATGCGGTTGAGCGTGCGCTCCATGCCTGGAACGATCACCGTTCGGATGCGACGAACATCATCCTCCGGCCCCGACGTTGGGAGACCGGCTCAATACCGATCCTCGGCCGTGGAGATACCCAAAGCGTCATTAATAGCCAGTTAGTGGACGAATCAGACATTGTCGTCGCCGTGTTCTATCACCGGCTTGGTAGCCCGACTGCCCGAGCTGTCTCCGGAACGGCCGAAGAGATCAAGCGGTCGGTAGCTGCCGGTAAGTTCGTCCATCTATACTTTGCTAAAAAGAAATTGCCCTACGACCTTGACTTGGAGCAATTCAAGGCACTACGAGAATTTCGCAAGGAAATGCAGGGTATCGGCCTGGTCGCCACATTCAAATCAGAATCCGAGCTTCATCCGGCGATTACCAATGCTATGGAATACGATATTTCGCATCTATCCGAGCCGGTGAAATCGGATGGCGAGCTCTTGCGCGAAGAGATTGAAAGGTCCCGATCAGACCCCAATTATGAGGAGCCCAGTCTTGAGGAGGCCGTTAGAGCCTATACAGGGCAGAATGCAGATGACGACGAGGCGGTGGAACATCCCCTACGCGTGCATGCATTCGCACGCACGCTCCCTCATATTGCCGGCCCGCCGAAAGAACAATGGTTGGAAGTAGCAAACTTAAGCCCTGAATCGATCGAGGTCGAGAAGATTGTAGTGTCAGTGGCTCCTTTCGCTTTCGGAGATTTAATGGTGTCTCCACCGCCTCGATATACAGACATTTCCATTGAACCCAAACAAGTTGTACGGATATACCAAGCAGACAAGGTGCAGCGTTGGCATGAATATCTTCACATTGAGATCACGTGGATGGGCATAGATCTTCAAATGCATCAAGATAGATTTCAAGTACAGGTCGATCACATCCACTAGCTATCTGGCAAAATTCAAGTGCGCAGATTCGCCGCGCAGTTCGAGCGCCTTTTAGTCTCCTAGTTACCTTTAGGCGGGTGGTAGGGGGCTACTTTTAGCCAACTTACGCAATTATAGAATTTCTCCCGCCCATTTACCATCATTCCTGATTAATCGGAACTGGACTGGTTTCGTATTGAGGCGAGTAATTGCAGAACCATCCGGCTTCAAGTGATCAAGCCACACGTTGAAGTCCGCATAATTTTTGTACCCGAGACGCCGCAGCTCAATCCCTGCATCAACATCCGGCCCTAGGGTTTCTCCGAACGGCTTGAACTCGTGCTTGCTGTAGAGGTCGTACCGCATCAACATGGCGTACAGCCCGGCAGCGTCCACCTCCTCCACGCCATTGCCCGGCATGAGGCTATTGATCTCTCTCGGCTCGTAGGGGTCGTCGACCGCCCACAGGCCCAGGTGATTTATCCCCCACCTGCCGTACTGCACCCCAGTGACAAAGCCAGCGTGTGGATGGGAGATATGGTCCGACAGCAGCTTGCTCAGAGTGTCAGTTGCCATGACCGTGTCATCTTCGGTGAGGAGAACGTAGTCGCAGGGCTGAATGAGCTCGCGACAAGTGTTCTGAATCGCCGCTATTCGGCGCCGGCGCGTGTTGATGCTGAACTCCCGGCGTTCCCCGGGAATGTCACCTTGTACACAGAGACGCTCAGCGAACTTGCTTTGCTCGACCAGGTTGCGGGCAGTCAAGAAGAGGTCAGCCTCGCCATCGACGAACGCCACCAAACTTGTCCGCTCACGGTCGCACTCGAGCAACTCCAAGGATGCGAAGACTTTCAGCAGATGCTGCTCGCGGCTGATGGGAAGAATGATTGTGGTTGCCGGCAACGAAAATGATCTTGATTACGCCCTCAGTATGCGCTTCTGTCACGGTGGGAACAAGATCGGGCAGCGGCCACACTTTTGAGGTTGCGGATACCTCGAGAACCGGCTCAGACTGCTTATGGAGGATTACCAACTGCGACTCAAGGAGGACAAAGTGGTCGTACTGCTGGAACAAGATTTCGAAGGGGTATCTCGAGAGGATGCCGAGGCCCTCACCAATGACATGGGGGCGCGAGAGAACCCGCCAGCCGGGCTCATCGCACACGTGGTGACTGAGACCGCCAATGGCGTACATCTCGTAGATATCTGGGAGAGCACAGAAGACGTCCAGCGGTTCGCGCAAGAGCGGCTGATACCAAGTATGAAGAAGGTCTCACAAGAGCGCGGCATCCCAATGCCGGATCCCATTCCTGATCCAAAGCTCACAGAAGCGTACGACCTGGTTCGAGGGAGCTAGCGTCAGGGCCGCGGTCCTATGGCCACTTGAATACGGCCTCGTACTGCGGCCGCAATACCTCTGGGTCCCATTGCTGCGAGAGTTCGATGGCTCGGGCCTTGTGTTGATCAAGAAGCTCATCCGACATCGCTGCCCACTCATCGAGGATTCGGGCCAGAGCGCGCTCGTCGGCCGAGTAGACGTCGAGCATGGTCCGCGTTAGGAGCCTGCCTGTCACCGTCGCTGATACCAACCAATCGGACGGGAGAATGTCTTGATTGGGCGAGATGTCAGTCATGATCACCGGAAGCGCGCAAGCCAAGCTCTCGCCCATTGGGATACAAAGTCCTCCGTACCTTCGAGGAATGATGCTCAAGTCGTACCCGGCGTAGAGGTCGGCCTGGTCGGCCACATCGGCGCACTCAAACGTCACGCGTGGGTCTGCTGTCGCGAGGTTGAGGGGAACCTGCGACTTGATCACGAGTTCGTACCGTCCGCTCGAATGCGTGAGGGCGTTCAGCAGGCTCTCCGTTCCGTTCCGGTCCATAACTGCTGGCCGACCGACGACATGAACGAACCGACGGGGGTGACCGGATCGATTGATGTTGATCTTGCGGGCTTTGGCGAAATCCTCACCGAATATCGGAGGTTGGAGCTCCACGACCCTATTGACGACTTGTCTGATCCTTGGCACAAGCCAAGGTGTGGGAGCTAGTACGACACTTGGCCTTGGCATGCCCGGGCTATTGAAAGCATCCCAGAACTCAGGGTTCACCATCAAGAACGCTGGCTTGCGTTGAAGGCGGGCAAACTGAAAGAGCTGGTGGCAGTACGGCGTTTCCACGCAAAGTACGACGTCGATCGAGCGCAAGAACTGCGATGCCTCGATGCTGCCAGGGAAGCCAACGACAGTCGTGACGTTGAACCCTGCATAACGGTCGGGGTGTTGTGCGTTCCCATTGAACGGTGTGCTATCTACAAGCAGGATGTGCTCGGGTTGGAGCATTCGCGCCAAATTGGCCCACTGATTGCCAAGACCAGTGTGATCAGATCTTGCACCGAAAAAGCCCAGCCTCATATCTCTTCGTGGAACAGCAACTCCGGCCGCTTCGGGTTCGCTTTGTCAAACTTGATGTGACACCGGCGACACAGGCGGACCCAGTCGCTCCTCGCGCGCAGATATTGGCCACTGACGTTAGCCC